AAAAGTAATTTCAATTATGTAATCGTTTTTTGATGCTTTTGCTATATCACTATCAGCTTTACGATAAGAATCTTTTACTTTTCCTCCACTTACCATTCTAAGAAAAGTATTTACTCTTGCCATTGCCCAAGAAACTCGTGATTGTCCTGGTCTGTGAGAGGAAGAAAATGCACCTGCACCACGACGAAATACTTTTTTTAATTGACCAAGAGTAACTTTTTTCTTGTTTTTACTATTATGTTCTTTGACTTTATTTTTAAGAGCTTCTATAACTTTTTTAGAAAATTCTATTGCTTTATCGCTTTTTGATCCAGCGCTACCAGGCTTATTTTTAGAAGAGCCTTTTCTTCTTTCGCTAGGTTTAGATGGAGTTTGAGCAGATGACTTTGGCCCAGGCCTAGCAGCATCTATAGATTCAAAACCAAAATTATCAGGATTGGTGATACTCATCTATATATTATACACTTAACAGGTAAATTAAATCTAATTTTAATTAGCATAACGGATAGAACATTATGCTAATATTACTAATGTCTGTTGTTGTCCAACATTACCACTCTAGGTGGGACAGATCTTACTTATACCTATGTATAAAATTATTATATAATTCAAAAATTTGAGTTTGTGAAAGAGCTACGTTATACGTACTTATTACACCAATATCTAAATTATTAAGATATCTTTTTCTTGCTCTAGAACTACCCTGTGTAGTATTAGTAGTATTACCAATATTAGATTTTCCAAGACAAAAATAATTTCCATTAAAATATGGAAAATATCCATTTCCCCAACTTGTTCCTGTGTTTGCATATACTGTTCCATCTAATTTTCTAAATCCTGGACCAAGTGGCATTTTTTGTTTTCTTTGTAAATACATATTTTTGCCAAACCCACCCATACCTGGTTTAGGCGATGGATGAGTTAATGGATTAAACTGTAAAAGTGCAGTGGTTTGTAATTGTCCATTTATATAAACTTGAATATCAGTTCCGTCGCATCTTAATGTAAGCATATGCATTTCTCCAAAAGAATATTTATAATCTGTCATTAATGTAAAGTTTATATATTTAGATGTTGGACTATTTGTGATATAAGCTCCGCCAGCAAGTCCCATGCTAAAAATAAAACTAAAATTATTAAATACTCCTCGATAACTTGGTTGTCCTACTATATTGTAGTATGGAGATCTATAGCCTATTGTAAAACCAGATTGGTAGCCTATATTAGAATTAAAAAATACACCTTTTTTTTCTCTAGAAATATATTGTGGATTGTTTTTATTTTTATGTTGAATTGGTCTTTGTAATCTTATGAATAAATTAAACGTTGAAGAAATGCCAGGTCCATAAGTGTATAAAGGACTACTATCATTTTTTTTTAAAAATAAAAGTGGAAAATGAGAGTCTTTGTGTTTAGCTACATCGTCATAAATGATTTTTGTATAATTTTTTGTGCCTCTTTTATTTTCTACATCTGAATTATCAGGATTTTTGATATAAGAAAATGTATTATTTATGATTTGAGCTTTTTTAGTATTAAAAGAAACTCCATAGATGTGTTGTCTAGAGGAAGCTGTATCATGAATGGTAGGCACGATCCCATTAATTTGATACTCTCTTATTTGTTCAAGCTTACATGGATCAAGAGCTCCACCGTCATCTGTAGTTTCATTTAAATATTGTGTTATTGTTGGCGGAGTTTCATTTCCAAGTGCCTCTCCACCATCTGGAAAGTTCCAATCTAACTGGTCTGGGTAACAATCGTTTGAAGAACTACAATAATTAATCTTTGTAAAAATATCAGTATAATCTCTTTGATTTGAATCTCTAATAAGCCAAGATCCAGCATCATTATCATAAATTGCCATATCAGTATCATCATCTTTTAAAAAATATGGGCGATTATTAAATAATTTTGGATTTACAGTTTGACTATATATACCATTAACATAAGACAGAGAACAGTCTGATACTAGAATTTTATATCTCTCATTTTGAATTTCTTTTTTATAAAAAATTGGATCAAAAAGAAAAGTAAGATTAGAAGGAGAAGGTAAGAGGTCTATATATTTTTTTTCAATTAATTTGCCACTTCCACCTTTTGTGGAATTAATTTTTCCGCTTCCGCCTTTGCCTATATTTATATTCATTTTTTGTATAATTCTTTACTAACATCATCAGCAGAACCCATAGTTGGAGTTTCTGGATATTTGGTTGGTAATTCTCTGCTTTCATAATTTGATTCAGAACAAGATATTAATAAAAATAGCGGTAATATCAATAATAGCTTTTTCATAAAGGCTATTACACGTTTAAAGATTGTTCTATTAATTTAGCTTCAGCATCTCGTCTTCTATTCATGCCCTTTTCAATACTTCCACCAGCCCATATTCTTTTCATGTTTCTTATTTGGTTAGCTATAAAAGTTAAAGCTTTTTGATCAAAAGTATTTGTTATTCTCATACCGTCTCTTATTAATTTCATTTCGCGGCGACGATCACCTTCAAGAGCGCTACCTCTATTAAATACAAGACTAACTAATCCGCCTTTTGCATCTTCTGGCATTTTATCAAAATTAGGAAAAGTATCTTTTGTTAAATTCCAAAACTTAGTTACTGTTTTATTATTAAAGACTTGCAATGATAATTCCCAAGGAATAACAATATCCCTTAATCCTCTTATAAGATTCTTCGCATTATATCCTTTTATACCAACTACTTTATATAATCTATCGAAAATTTCTTTAGGAAGATCTTTCCAATCTTCGCTAAATTCAGTTTTATTTACATAGCCTAAATCGTAACCAACGCCGATTGTAACTCCGCTTTGACCTTCTGGCCAAGCTGGATTTTTTAAAAATTTATTATAATAGTTTTCACCACCACCAACTTCAAATTCTAATATAAGGTCAAGAGATTTCTTAGATAGCATTTTTAATTATTAATTTTATCTATTGTTTTGTCTAGTATGTTATCTTGAGATACTTTTTCTTTTAACCAACTATTAAGAACTCCAAAATAAACAAGATGTTCACTATCAATTAAAAATAATTCATTGCCAAAATTATCCTTATAAGACTTAACTCCAGAATCTTCAGTTAGATCAATTGCTTTTTCTTTTTTAAATTTGATTCTATACATTTTAATTAAATTATTATATCGTTCGCGCGCCTGACGCGTAATGAGAGCATCCTCGCCAATGAAAGAAATCAATCCACCATTGTCTTTGTCATATTGTTTTGGTGTGGTTGCGTCATAAGATGATTTGTCATCTTGTATTTTATTAGGAGTCACCGTTGTACAACCAATAAAAAGAAAATTAAGAGCTAATATGCTTGCGAGCTTCTTCAAGGTCTTTGTCCTTTACTGCATGTTCAATTCCACTTTGATGGTCAACTTCTTTTTGAGCTTCTTGGCGATCTTTCATTTCTTTTGTGTTCTTTGCTCCGAACACATTATTGATTGCTGAGAATATTCCAGATACTGCTGAAAGTATAGCTGTTAATATTCCAGTTGGCATAATTACTCTACGTAACTTGCTGTTGCGTCTTTGCAACCAGAGGCAATAGCGTTAAGTACCTTTGCTGCAAGAACACCGTTTCCATCTAGCCTAGCAAATTGTTGAGCGTAAAGATCTTTGATTACGGTAACATAATTTGCCCAATGAGTTTTTTCACTTGGAAGATAATCATTAAGAGCTTTTTGAAGTTGTGCTGGAGTTGGAGCAGTTCCAACTGTTAGTGCTTCTACGATTGCTGCAACATTGTTTATCATTTTAGCTTTTTCAATTCTATCATTACCAGAAGTGGCTTGGTCAAGAACAACAGTGCAAGCAAGCACAACTGCAGGTTTAACATAAGGAAGAGTATTTTCAACACTTGTTGCAACATCAACTTTTCCAGTATTAGTTGTAACACAAGCTCCAAGAAATACGCTCAAAAGAGCAACTGCGGCTAATTGTAATTTATTCATATATTTTCTCCAGTTCTTTTTTCTGCTTCAATTGTTTGGGCTACTGACCCACCAGTAACTGCTGAATCTTTTACTGTTAATGCAAAAACTATACCAGAAACAACAGCAACCAATTTTGAAATTCCTACAATATAAACTTCTGCTGCGTCTGGAAGAAAATAAACCAATGAAGGATCAGAATGAATCGCTATTGCGGTAGTAATTGCTATTACTGTGGTAACTCCAGAAGTGGAAGATCTCCAATTGGCGCCAAAGATTTTAGATAGCATAGTTTTCATAAGATATTACACTATATTATATGCGTTAAAAATTAAAATATCAATACTTTCTTTGTATTATTCAAAACTCCATATAATATGTTTCCACTAACAAATAATCCTCTTCTTCCAAAATCTGGATCAAGATCAAAATCAAAACTTAATGTGGCAGTTTTATTGCTTCCGATAGAAGAGTCGTAATTAATGTTTGTGAATTTACAACCACTAAAAGTGAATTTTGTTTTATCTACTCCTTTTCTTGAATTACTAAAATCAACAACAACATTATAATCATCATCTCTATTTAATGTATCAAAAAATGAACCTTCAAAATCTTCTTTCACTATAAAACTAGTATTTAATTTTCCATTAATTGGAAACTCCATTTTTCTTAATAATGGGAATTTATAATTAATTGCTCTATAAGGTTTTCTATTAAAAGATAATGAATAATCTAAACTTTGGATTGTATCATTGTAGTATTGAATATTAGAAAGAGCTCCATAATTAGCAGCTATAGCTCCGCCTACCTGATTAAAACTTGAATCAAAATAATAAGTTGTATTTGGAATTGATACATCAACTGATCTTACAGCAGCACCATCTTTAAAATAAGTCACAGTCTTTCCATCGTATTCTATTCTAAATTTTGTTGAAGTTGTATAACCTCCAAAACTACCTATAAGTGTGCCATTTTCATAGATATGACAAACTGCAATTGAATTAGGATGCCAAGCATAATTTATTGTATCATAATTAGCGCTTGGCGAAGGATCACTACTTAATCCAACCATAATTCCAGCTGTGGTTTGATTAGCTTTTGCCTCAACATACATGTTATTATTATAGCCTATGCTAGAATAAGCTTGAGCATCGAAAGAAGTAATTCCATCAATTTTTGTAAATACATTTCCAACTTTACTCATAGTTATTGGGGTTATATTTTCAGGAATTAAACTAATAATATTAGTTGAATCATTTATTGGATTTCTATAAAAAGTAACACTAGCATCTCCTGGTAAAAGAATATTTTGTCCACTAATTGCAGTTTGATTATAATTTAAAGCTTTTGGAATAACGACTGTATCATTATTTACTTGATTAATTCCAGACTTTAAATCAAGAGTTGAATATTGAACTCCAGATCCACTAATATAAAAAACAATATTATCAGCAATATAACTTTGATTTACTACTGGTAAATTTCCAACTGAAACATTAAAAGAATATTCAGTAAGATAAGAGTTTTGAAAATGTAATAATCCATAATTTTGACTATTTGAATTTATTATTTGAGTAACATTACTTGGATTAATTAAAGAGCTGCTTAAGGTTACATTTTCAGAAAACAAATCATTATCATCTTTATTTATAACAAGATAAAAATCTCTATCATTTAGTAATCCACTATTAGTGCATAACCCAGAAAACATTGGAGTGTTGGATCCAGAAAAATGATTAACATTAAAGTCTAATCTGTTTTCATTTGTAACACCATCAGGAATATACGAAAAATTAAAAGTTACTTCTGGTGGGCCAGAAATTCCGCGAAATATATTTTGTTTTTGTCCAAACCCTTGAGCATTTAATCTGGGCTGTTGGATTGAATAATTAAAGTTCTGTATTTTTTCTAATCTTTTAAGAATAATATTATTAGCTAAGTAATAATCAGAACCAGCTTTTTGTTCTCCACTATATGGAGCAACATATAAACCCTCTACATTGTAGATTATTCTATTTCTTGGCATTATCCTTAATCCTTATATAGGATTACACTTTTATTTTTATTAAAATTTACCAAGAGGCCAAAGCCGTTTTTATCCAAGTATTTGTAGTTATGCAAATATAAAAAACAATAATTTAATTACCATTCAGCAAGAGCAGTTCTACGCCATTTAGATCCATTGTTAATGTAAAAATATCTAGAATCTATAGCAATTTGACCATTACTTCCATCGCTGTTTGGCGTTGCTGGCACTCCTCCAAGAAAAACATTACTACCTGCTTCTCCCTGTAGCATCACACCAATTCCTTGAACAGTTGGTCGAGAATTAAAATTAATATTTCCGAATACAGGTGGTTTAGCGAAATATACTCCACTAGCAAAGTCTAATGTTAAAGAATGTGCTCCAGAAGAATTATGGGCTCGGTTTTGGCCGTCTCCTAGAATAGCAGATCCAGTGTGACCTGATATAATGGTTGAAAGCCTTCCGCCTGGTATATAACCATAATCTGCAAATACTTTATTATCGCTTCCTCCACCAATTGTTGAATAAGAGCTATTTATAGCATTACCAGTTCCTCCACCAATAGAAGAAAAAATTGCTAACTTACCATCACAACAAGAAGAGCCGCAATGTTCACTAATTATAGAATTACATCTGCCCCCAACAATTGTTGAAAAACTTGTAGAAACATTGTTACAACAACAACTAGCTACGTTACATATAGAATTAAGAGCTCCTCCGCCAATAAAAGAAAGACAAACTGCTCCACCACAAAAGCCTATTATTTTATTACAACATCCTCCACCAATAGTTGAAAAACATGAATCGCATCCCGCTGTATTGCTAGTTCCTCCACCAATTGTTGCACCATGACTACAAGAAGTAATAGCGTTACCAGTTCCTCCACCAATAGTTGAAAAACATGAACAGCAAGCACAATTACTAACTCCTCCACCAATTGTTACATCACAGCCACAACCTACAAGATTGAACTTTCCTCCAGCAACTGTTGAATTTTCGCCACATGCCTTATTACAACATCCTCCGCCAACTGTTGTATTATCGCAAGCTGCACAATTACGATATCCTCCGCCAATTGTTGCATTAATGCCACATGCCTCATTACTAACTCCTCCACCAACTGTTCCATTGCAACTTGCTCTATTACAAAATCCTCCACCAATTGTTGCATTTTCGCAACGTGCAATATTACAAAATCCTCCACCAACTATTGCATAATTGCCATCTGCAAGATTACGAGCTCCTCCACCAACTGTTGAACCACTGCAAATTGCACAATTAGAGATTCCTCCACCAACTGTTGTATTACAGCCATTTGCAGCATTACTAACTCCTCCACCAATTGTTGCGCCACGTAAACATGTACAATTACAACATCCTCCCCCAATGGTTGCATCAACACCACATGCACAATTAAAGCTTCCTCCACCAATTGTTGCATTATTGCCACTAATAAGATTACAAAGTCCTGCGGCAATAAAACCATACGTAGAACAAACACTATGACGATCTCCCCCTAGTACGCTTGTTCCAAAAGCAGCTTGTCCTCGGTTAACTCCAGTAAATAATCTAATATTTTTACTAAAATTTACACTACCTGATCCTCCGATAACAAAACCGAAATTATCCGCTTTAATGTAAGATGTTCCAGCCCTAGAGTCATTTGGGTCATTAAACGATAATAAATATGCATTTCTAAGAGCTTCGCTCATACATCTATTCCTTCAAAGTTTATTAACGATAAAAATTTCCATCTGCCATTAGAATTTCCATTGCCACTAACACATATATATAAGTTGTTAAAGTCTAAGGCAATTTGTCCGCTTATGCCTGGATAAAATTCTGAGGTAGGTATAGTAGACGCTTGTAAAACTATTCCATCTTTAAATGTTTTGAGATCGTGAACATCTTGATCACCAGTATTTCTTACATACCTAGCGTCTAATTGGCCGCTATTTGTGAGCTGTTCCGTGAATATTTGTAAACCATTAAATGTGCGCATCTACCAAATTACACTTTATACATTAATTTTTGCTGTGATATAATAAACTTGCTAAATAATTTGTTACTTGATGTTCTGCGGCTATTTCTTGTATTTCATTAATATTATCTTGATTTTTATCAAAAGGCTTTTCAACGTATTCTTCAATTTTAGAAGTCCAATCTTGTGGATTCTCATTAGCTATGATAATTTCTGATATCTTTTCTGCATTTTCTTTTTGTTGATTACTTAATTTTTTAACACTAAACTTCTTTCTAATAGAAGACTTTACTTCTTCTTCAAGATTTTGAGCTGCTAATATATTTTCTTTTATTTTGGTTACAGAGAAATTAGCTTTAGAACCAATTGGTTTTACATTTTTTGTAGATTGAGGTATACCAGTAGAACCTGATGGTCTTCCAGCTTGACCAGATGCACTTCCTCCAATAATTGGTTGGTAAAGACCTTGATCTCTTAGATCTTTGAATTTCCTTTGAGACTCTAGGGACTCTTCTTGGGTTGGAAGTCTTCCAGTTTCAATTGCAGTAAGTCCTTCTTCTGCGGTTAATACTCCTAATTCAACTAATCTATTGTAAATTCTGGAATATTGAACATCATCTTTGATATCAATATCTTGAAAAACTGGTGTTGGAAAATTTTTAAAACCAATATCTTTGCTCATTCTTCTGATTTCTGGAATCAAAAATTCATTAATAAAGACTTCTCTTGCTTGCTTTAATCTTTGAACAAACACTTGAACTTTAATACTTGTATTTGCAAATTTTTCACTTCCTATAAGAATATTATTTAAACCAATTTGAATATCTCTATCAACCACTTCGTATTTTTGTGGCCCAATAAGATTGCCGATATCTGGAATAACAAACTCAGCTTTAGTTGTATAATCGGCAATAAGAACTCTTCCAACGCTTTGATTTTCAAATAAGGATTGCATTGCTTGTAAATTCTTTTGATTCACGCCACCTTTTTCTGGATCAGTTCCCATTGTAACCAGAAGAACAGCTTGTTGCATGGTTCTTGTTACTGCCATATCCATCTTTTTCATTTCAAGTTTCCAATTGATATCATCAAGAACTGGAAATCCCATTGGAATAGAAAGAGGCTCGTAGTCTTGCTTCTTATAAAATACTGCTGCTAATTTAGTTTTATCTAGTGGCACAAGAATATAAGAGTTACTTTTATTTTTTATTTTATCTTTAGTTTCTGGAGGAAGATTATCGTAAACTTCAATATCTTCATCTGTTTTTGGATCTCTTAATCTTTCTAATTCGTAATCACTTAATAATTTATAATATGTATTAAAAGAATAATTAACTGTACCACCAACATAAACATCTGCTGGATTAACTATTGTATATCTAGCTGGAAGTTTGATTTCTCCATCCTGAGCTATAGATTTTAATTTTGAACCAAAAGTTTGTGTTATTTTTAAAAGTTGCTCATTAGTTAAAGAGGTATCAAATCTATAAGTGAATACATTTCCACTTCTATAATACTCTCTAAAGAATTGATCTTGAAAACTTACTAGATTGATTTTATTGAAATATGCTTCAAAAAATTCTCTTGATTTTTGACTTCCACCAGTTAGATAAATTGAACTACTAGAAAATTCACTCATTAAATCTATGGTATTTCTAAAAATAGCTACATTATAATAAGCCTTTTGACACAAAATAATAGAGTCTCTTACGTCTAAAGTAGAAAGATTTTTTACATAATTAGAATATCTAAAAGGAATTAATCCTGTATCAATATTAGTGAATCTATTCGTTTTCTCTATTGATGAAGACGCATTTCTTCTGGTGGATGTTGTGTTTGCTCTTATTTCTGAAATCTTGGCTCTTTTGTCACTTGAGTTATCAGATCCATAAACCATTAATGGGGTAGTATCTTCTTTTGGAATAGCTATAGATGCTTTTATTTCTTGAATTTTGTTTTTTTTGCTCATTTATTTGATGATATTACACTTATTTTATCATTATTGGGGTGAAAGTCTGGGATATTTCTTCTTTTGGTGCGTTTATTATATCATTATAGCACTTTAAACCCCAATTTACTAATAAAAGTGCAGAATAATTATCTTTTCTTGCTTTATTTGAAGAGGAGCTTCTTTTTAAATGTTGAGGCAAGTCAAATGATTGAGTGCCTCTAGCAGTTGACGAGTGCTCTACTAGAGTGCATTGTTTTTTTGTCTGATATATAAAATCATCTTGGTTCTCAATAAAATCAAGAGTTGACCAATCTTTCTTGTCTTCTGTTTTCATCAATTCAATCGGAATACTCTGACTAAATTGAGATTCAAAAAAACTATCATTAGCACATGTTTTACTAGCAAACCATATTTTTTTATAATCAATTGATGCCTGTAAATGTTCGTTAGCTTTTCTAATAAAATTACTAGTGAAGACTTGATTAAAAGCTATTTTTTTATTTTCTAGATTATAGGAGTTTCTTGTTTTTCGAACTTCTTGATCATACTCTGGTCCTTCTAAATCAGAATTAAATTCAAAACTATTTATTGCTAAATTATTACTTTTAAACAATTCAGATTGATTACAAGCAGAAAGAAATACGTCTGCACCAGCGTTATCTAAAATCATAAATACAATATTAAAATTAGTCATAAGGTAATAGAAATAATTAACATGATTTTTTAAATTACCTAATCCAGCATAAGTATGAATTAATGTACCAGTTTTATTTTCTTCATCTATCTCCATTACTGCCATAGCAAAATAATCCGCGTTTGGGCTATCGCTCATATTTGGATCTATACCAAGTATATATTTTTTTCCAGAAGATCCTTTCATCAGAGTATGAGGAGTTTCTCCGTTTTTAATCGTGCAATCTTCCATTTTTTTTGCACTAAAATAACTATCACTTCCATCAGTAAATCTAGCACAATACTCTCTTAAAAAGCTACTATGACTTGATCCTCCATTTTGTGCTTCTTCAATAATAGTCTTGTCTATCATTTCTAATGGAAGAGCCTCGTAACTTAATTGAGAAATAAAATAAGATGCCTCGCTAGGCTCTTTACAATTAATTTTTTCTATCCATTCGTTATGTGTTTTATAAAGATTTTCGAAAGTATAACTCGCAGAGGATAGCGCTATCATTTTACTATTATTTTCAAATACAAGTCTGTCCTCCTCTTTCATTAAACCATCTTTTATTAAGATATCTTCAGTTTCTCTAATTTCCATCCTTTCTTTCATATTTTGTGGTGCTACTAAGAAGGGCATTAAAACAGTTTTAATGATATCTTCTGGAAGAAGCAAAAACTCATCTAATACAAGTACATTTGCTCTAAATCCTCGAATTTTTTCTCCGTTCAAGGGTATAGCGACTATGCTTCCTCCATTAATAGCCCATTCATATTGATCATTTCTTTTACTCTTAGAGCCAAAAGCTTGTTGCAAGAGTTCTGCGCCTTTACTATTTACAATTTTTTCTAGATTATTAAATATGAATCTAGCTGTTCTAAAAGTTGGCCCTGCAATTAAAATTTTTGTGTTAGGTTCAAAAACGCATTGAAGGAAGCAAAAAACAGCAGCTACAAAGCTTTTTCCGCAACCTCTTCCCCAAATGCACATATTAAAATTTCTAGCCATTAGAGCTTTTAAATGTATCTCTTGATATGGAGCTAATTTTATACCACTAATAAGTTCTGTAGTAAAACCTAAATTAGATCTCAAAAATTTCACTAAACTAATTTTTGCTTCTTTGTCATTTAATATACCTTTTAATTCCATTAATTCTTTATTAATGTCGTGATATTCTTTTTTATATTTATCTGGAGAATATATCATAAAAGTTTTAAATCATAAGCTAATTGAAGATCTACTTCTTTGTAAAAACAATTTGATGTAAAAATAGACTCAATAACTCTTGTCATTTCTACTCTTCCATCTACAAAAAGAAATTGTAGATTATCATAACTTTGCAATAATTCTCTAACGTTATGAAATATATATTCTGGCGTGGCTTTAATTTTTTTACTAATATGAGGAAGATATTGAAAGCTAAGAGCGTTAGATAATTTTTCTTCTATTACTACTACTAGATAAGCTCCACTTTTCTTTGCTCGATCTATTTCATTTTTAAATCTATCAAAATTTTTAACACTTAAAGTGCTAATAAAATCACTTAAACTTTTTCTTTCTATAAAGCATTTGCAATTATCATTGCTACAAGAATAATCTCCAAATGGTAGTGTTTTAATTTCAAATTTTGTATCAAATTTTAACCAACTCTGTTCCCTTGTATCAACATAAATGATTGATTTTTTGTTTAACTTATTTTTAAATTGATCAACTATATTAGTTGTATGAATAAATTTATTCTTTAAACCTAAATTAGCGCAAACATCATAATAGTCGGTAAATATCTTATTATAGAATATAATTGATGGAGACATTATTGTTCTTAGCTCTACTTGAGAAGGACTATATAATAGATTTTTATCTTGTTTTCTTTTGGTGATTAATGATTTGCAATACTCTTGGGCTTTTTCAATAGGTTGCTGTTTAAGCCATTTTTTCATATTATTTTTATCATTAAAATCACTATTAAAATATTGTTCTTTAGTTTTAAAATTTATGAGTTCGTTTGTTAAAAGATCTCGTCTTTCGAAATATGTTTGATAATATTTTGTTTTATTAAGTTTATATCCTTTTAAAGACATGTGTAAAGATTTTTCACTTGGAAATTCTTTTCCATCTACTTTGCAAATAACTGACATAATCTTATCCATTTAGAATATCTTCTTCAGATATTCCTAAAATTTTACATTTTAATTCATCCATAGAATCAAGTCTATTTATCTCTGTTTTTACAATAGCTCTTCTTAGTTCTGCCATTTTTAATAATTTTTTTCTAGACTCTTCTTGTTTCCACATCTCTACAAGGTTTAATATACTAGCGTTATCTTTTATTTGTTTACTTAGCCTGTCGCTTCTTTTTACTTTTAAATCATTTAATAGTTTTTGTTGACGATTTACGCAATCATTATACTCTTTTCTTGCTGTGCTACTAGCTTCTACGATAGCCATTGGAATTCTTCCATCTTCTTGAGTAGCTAAATCTATTTGATTTTGTAAAGCTGTAATCGTTTGTTGAATTGTGGATGATATAACTACTTCTGTAGCGAGAACAATGTATTGATCGACTTCTTCTTGGGTAAGATCACTCTTATCATAAGTATATCTCAAAAAACTACTTTCAAATAAATCCCTATCATCTTCGTCATCATAAAGATTAATTTGATGAGTAAATCTATAAGTGTTCATATAACTAATCAAAGAATTTACTTCTTTTTTTTGTCTTGGAGTAATTTTTTCTTTTTCAATTCCATCTAATATATATTTATTAATTTTTACAATCATTCTTTCTTCGCTTCGTGGAGCTTTATAAGTTTCTGTAGCGATATTTTCATTTGTATCGTTAATATATTTAATATTACTAGGTATAGTTTTCATGTAATCAAGAATGCTTCTAGTTTCTTGACAAAGATTTGTTAATGATTCATTTTTAAATAAAATTTTAGCTATTTCAAGTCCTGTCATCATTGCGCAATTATTGCTAATATATTCTTTTTGATCTTCTGTTAATTCTATAAGACCTTTTGCTTGATATTCGTGACTTTTTCTTGGTTTAATTTGTCTTGCTGCAAGAAATTGTTTTACAGCTTTACCTTCTTTACTTCTTCCATCGAGATCATCTCTATTAAAAGCTAGTTTAACTAATTCTGTTAAAGATGGGGGATTATCTGAACGATTGTTCCATTCTTTTAATAAAATTAATTGTTGTTCTTCTGTTAGTTGTGGTAAATCATCACTCATATTAATGTAAATCAATATCTCCATTATATAAATGTTTTTTAACTTTAGTTACAATAGCTTTTTTTAAATTTTTAACTTGCTTATATCCTATTTTTCGATTTTTTTCAGTAGTTTTATAGCCCATTAAAGAGGCTGATTCTTCTTCTGATTTATGTTGAATATAATGTAGGTTATAAAATCTCCATTCTATAGGCTTAAGTATTTTTTGCATTTTTGCATGAATATTTTTTGCGGCTTTATCTATATTAATATCGTCCTCAATAATATTATGAACTTCTTGTGAGTGATTCTCTAAGGTTACTGGTAATTTAATATCATATGCTGATTTTTTATTCTTTTCCCACTTTGCATATAGTGGACATTTTCTACATTGATTGCCATATATATTACATCCATCTTCATTTTCTGCTGCAGCACATTTTAAACATGGTCTTGAATAATTACCATAGTTATTTCTTATTAAATTTTTTATTTGATTGCTAACAATCCTATTTATCCATGGGGCGAGAGGTTGTTTTTGATTATACATTTCCCATTTTTTAAAAATATGTATCCTCAATATTTGAGAAACATCGCTAAAGTCCATCCAAGCAAGCGCTGTGAGGTTCCATTTATGTTTTCTTTTACTAATTTCTTGGTCAATTTCAGAAATTCTACTTTCGAAACTAGATTTCAGATCGCTCATTAATTATTTCTTACTTCTTCTTAAAGAGCTGGCTTCTTTCGCAAAGTCTTCTAGGACTTGTTTTTTGGAGACTTTTTTTGCTTTTTCTTTTCTTCTTTCTTTCTTTGAGTTTTCGCTTCCAGATGTTCCCATTAAATCCTTAAGTTTTACTCCTCTAACTACTTGGTCTGATTGGGTTTCTACTTGTAGTTTAGATATATTTGGGACTTCGTTAACGTCTTGGTCGTCATCATAATTAATATCATTATCTAATTCTGGTTCTTCAATATATATTTTTTTAGCTATTATAGGTTTTTTAATTTGAACTTTTTCTATAACTTTTTCAGTATTTGGTTCAAATGATGCTCCACAATTAGAACAAAATATTGGTTTTTTTATTGAATACTCTGTTGGTCCACCACAAGAAATACAGTATCTTTTCATTTAATATGATTATATATTAAATATTAATTTAAATCTAATTTAAATTAATATCAATAGATATTAAAATCTATTTAAACTGCCAGTTTTGCACATGTTGTAATACTAGTGTAAGAAGAGATATGACCATTTCTACTAGTTTAATTTGTTTAGCTGTGTTAGTTTATATTTTGTATTTAGTAGAGAGAGTTAAGTAATTATTTGTCTAAATAATCTTTAATATCTTTTACTAGTTTTCTTCTCTTATTTCGCTCTAAAACTGTTATTAAGGTAGCTAGTGCTATTGGAAAAGCAAACCTCAGAAAGAATTGAAGGTGATCTTCCTTACTTAATAAATCAAAGTAATTAATGTAAAGGTCACTTAGCCCCCAAAGCGTAAAAAGTATCGCAGGGACAAAAGTGATAAAAAAGAACTTATCATAAGATTTTAAATCAGCCCACCAGCTTTTGATTTTAAGTAGCATACATAGGCTTACACAACATTAGATTGGAGTTGCTTGATATGGAACTCCATTTGATAATACTGGAGGTGCTCTATATTGAGAATCAGTTGGAGTAGACGAAGCTCCAGAAGCTGTGTCTGGAGAACTAAAAGTAGAGAATTGAAATTCTTTTTCCATGTTAACATCACTTTCATTAACTTCTACTTGTCTGGATATTCCATTAACTTCCAGAGCTACTGGGCTTTTATGCCCTGATACATTAAGCATCATTTCGCCTTGCTCATTTTTAGTTATTTTAATTCTTATTTGATCTTCTGTATAAGAATATGGCGTTAATAAAAACGCCGCTAATAGTATTATTGTTTTTTTCATAAGGTTTTATATCTTGGGTTTTGGAAAACATTAGACTTATATTTTAATCTTACTTCTTTGATCATATAGCCTACTGACACATAAACAGGTTCATTAGAGATTATATTAGATGGTTTAGTGCTATTAAAATTTAATATCCATTTATGAGAATCTAATCCTATAGGCTCGATGCCTTTGGTAAAACATGAAACTTGTTCTGTAGCATATCCAAATTCTAATCCAGATTTTTCTATATTCTCTTGTAATGTAGATTGAGGCATATAAGCCAAACAAAAAAGAAGCCCTGTTATAAAGATACTGAATATATAATAAATCTTATTCATTGAATTGTAAAAATAGAATATCTACCTTTGCCTAAGCATTGATAATAGTACCTGTACTTCTCTTCTCCAACTTTATGAACTCCAAAAACTTCATCTTTAAAGTA